CGGGAAGAATGGTGGAAAGAATGGCGGGAAGAATGGTGGAAAGAACGGCGGGAAAAACGGCGGGAAGAATGGTGGAAAGAACGGTGGAAAGAATGGTGGGGCAACTGGGGTTACCGAGTTTGATGCTGCCGATGAATCTGAATTGACACCATAAGATGTTTCTGCTCTTACTGTAAATGTATAAGCGGTACCGTTAGTTAAGCCAGTAACAGTAATCGGAGAAGTTGTTGAGGTTCCTGAAATGCTGCCAGGGCTTGATGTTGCCCTGTATGTAACAGTCCCCCCTTTCCCAGGATAAGTAGAAGCGGTAAAAGCAACAGTTGCCTGAGCGTTACCGGCTGTTGCTGTACCAACTGTTGGCGTAGTGGGTTTTTTACCACCAATATCTTTCTGGGGGCTTGTACTGCTCATAAATTACGCCGAGAGATCCCCAATAGCAACCCATGTGTCAGTTGCCCTCTTTATTAGAGTAGCCGACGACCATTGCGCACGTAGTTTAAGACCAGGTGTTGCGTTTACTGTTACGCCGCCTTGACCAGCCAAAGTTGTTTGACCTGTGCCTGTTTGTAGTACCGTTATTGTAGTTCCAACAGGGAATGCTACGTTTGCATTAGTTGGAACAGTCAAATTATGCCCAGAAGCTACATTCATTTCAACCAGCTTTGCCCTATCTGCAAGAACAAGAGTGTAAGCCGCCGACTGCGCATTTGTTACTGTGTCTCCAACAATTCTTTCATACTTGCTTCCATCATTTGTAAATTCCCAAAAATCATTTGTTTCATTCCATCTAAAGACAACATTTGTTGATGTGCCGCGTTCTATTTCAATTCCAGCATTTTCCGATGGACTTCCATCTTCATTATTGTTAAGCACAATGATGTTATCATTAATTGTCAATGTTTCAGAATTAACTGTTGTTGTTGTGCCAGAAACGGTTAGATTTCCAGTAATAGTCACATTGCCAGCAACGGTTGGATTTGATGTATTTACCCAGTTTGTACCATCATATACCAAAACTTGATTCGTCACTGCACTTGTAATCACCACATCTGTAACACTATCTAGATTGGTAACTAATGCTACTGTAGCATTAACGAAAGAAGACCCATTGTATCTAAGAAACTGATCGGTGCTTGGAGAAGTAATTACAACATCGCTTAAGGCATCTAGGTTAGCATTGAGTCCGATTGTGGCAGTAGACCCCTCAGCTGGTGTATGGGTTACTGAAATACCTGAGCCGGCAGAAATATCAGATACATAGTTTCCAGTTGTATCTGTTCCTAGAGCAACCGAGTTTGCTTTAATTGTTGCAGTTAAAGTTCCGGATCCTAAATCTGTAAGCGTAACTGAGCCATCCAGATCACCACCAAGTGTGATAACAGGAGACACACCTGTTATGTATGGAGATGTTAAGGTTTTATTGGTTAGGGTTTGAGTACCAGTTGTTGTAACTAAAATTGAAGTATCAGCAATTCCATGAATGTTTGTTGTATCCGATTCATGGTTTGAAAGTTCAGTTGTTGTTGATACATTTGCATAAGTATTTCCATCATTTGTGATTTGCCATCTATCGTCAGATTCATTCCAACGGATTGCAACATTTGCCGAGTCTCCTCTTTCAACTTCAAGACCTGCATTTAATGCTGGATTACCGGTGACTCCAGAATTAAGAAGAATAAAGTTATCTTCAACATTAAGATTTGCGGTATTGAGAGTTGTTGTATTTCCACTAATAGTCAGATCACCGGTAACAGTGAGATTATTTGAAATTACAACATTTGCTGGAAGACCTAGTGTGACTGTTGCACTTTCGCTACCTGAACCGGTTACTGTTATTTCATTTGCAGTACCGGTAATTGTTGCAATGTAATTACCGGTAGTGTCGGTACCGAGAGCAACTGCATTAGCAGTTACCGATGCTTCGCCAGTCGGGCTGATTGTAATATCTCCTGAAATTGTGGTAAATGTGGGAACTCCGTTTGCATCTGCGATAAGGGCTTGCGCAGAAACACCAGCTGCGAGTTTAGATACCGCTATTGATGCATTGCTGGCTATCTCAGCATTAACAATGGAGCCATCCGCTATTTGAGCGGCGGTAATAGCACTATCGGCAACGGTAACTTGATGTTCAACTAAATTAGGCATACTGAACCCCACTAATATTAAAAGTCAAACCTGTGCTTGACTGTGAAATGTATATATTTGAATTTGCAGGTATAACTATTGACGTACTAAAGTATAGTACGTTATTAGACAAAACAGCAGCGTTGGAAATAATTTTATTATTTGCAGCCGGGGATGCCCCGTCCCTTAGCAAATGCAAAGAGCATGTGTGTGTTGTGTTTGTTGTATTGCAAATATTAATAAACTTAATAATTGAATAGTTACCAACTGTGTTTGAAACAGTATACACATTTGCTGCTGCATCACCGCCTTGATACATTAAAACTGGCGTTAAATTAGCCATTTGATACCCCCATCCAAACTAAAACTTCATTATCATATGTTGTTTGATTCATATCTTGAATAACTGTTGCATCAAGAATATGATCAACATAAGAACCAGATGTGTGAGAATTTGCAGTAGAGCCATCATAGCCTCTATTCGCAACTGTAAAAGCATTTCCGGCTCTTGATGATATTAAAACTTTCTCTTCTGACTGACTCCCACGATTTATAACTATAACAAAAGGATTTGCGCCTGTAGGAAATGTTGAGGCATCAACAACAGAAAAAGAACTTGCACTATTGCTAATATTTGCAGACAATGTTGTTCTCAGAACACCACCGCTAAATTCTTGTCTTAACATAGGTTCTCCTTAGTCAATGCTGATATCAAGATCGCCTGTGGCAATTCTTAGTGTGTCTCCGGCATCAGTTGTCTTATTAGAAGTAAGCTCTCCCCACAATAGCAAATTTCCAGAAGTAAGAGCATCATGAATGCCAATAGCAACAACTGTTGCAGCAGGCATATTTGTAAAATCTATATTTGCACTGTTTGATGTAGCACCACTAGATGCAGCTGAAAATGTAGCAGTTTGTCTTGCATAAGAACCACCGGTAGCTTCTGTGCCGCCTCCGGCATCACTTGGCGCTACGGTGTATAAGGCAACATAAACAGCAGATGGTTTTGTGTATGTAGTTGTACCAAGAAAGTGATCAACAAGTTTATTTTCAAGATAATTAGAAAGATTACCAGCCATTATTTATACCTCCAAATTATTATAATAGAATTCCTTTTCTTCGTCACTAGGCAATCTGAAGTTAGGAAGTCTTAGCAGAGAATTTGCTTCTTCGGCATCAATTTCTGCCATACGCTTGTCTTCTCTAGAAAATCTAACACCGGAAGGGGTTAGATATGCGGTACCGCTTTCGAAATAAATCAAAACTTTACCGGTCTTTGAAATAGATTCAATATCATCTTCTTTTTTAACAATTTTTTTCTGTGTTTTTTTTGGCGCTGCCTTGGGTGCAACTTGGTCAGATGTTACAATATTTTCTTTTTGTTCTTCACTCATACATCAATCCTATCATTTAATAATCAATAAATCAACAGTTCCTATGGACAATTTTATTCCAAATATCAGCGAGGCGGGGAGTATTCCTCTCCCCGCCCGACCGATTTTTAGGACACTATTACAGTGTGCGCAGCTTGACGTTTTTGGCAACGACATAAGAACCAAGGTTCTCCACGTTGCAAGCAACACGCATGAATTGTGTGTATTCAATTGTGTCTGTCTTTGGCTGGAACTGACGGTACACTGTGATGTCTCTGTGCATACCCACAACCTTATTGTTGGGGAATGTCAGTTCAACATAACCGTGATTGCCAGAAGCACCCGAGTAGTCACCAGAGACTGTCTCTGGGAACAGTGGGATTTCCACCAGCGGAACACCGTATGGTGCAAGCCCTGTTGCGCCTGGACCACCATTTGCACGGATAGCACCGTTCATGAATGCCTGCTCACCGAATGTCGAGCCAGGAGCTGGAGCGCCAGCAGTAGCTGCAGTTGCCGAATTAGGATTCTGCAAGCTAAAGGACACATCCTGAACCAAACCGGCACCTGTGAAGAAGCGCAATTCATTGCGTCTTTGCAAGAACTTTGTTGGCATGTTGCGCAGCACTCTGTCAAATGTTGAACGAGAGATGTTGTTGCCACCCTCGTCCACCACTGTGCCACCAGCAAGCGACAGCTTAACGAAGCCATCAAGAGCCTTGAGGAGAGCATTGTTTGAAGATGTGTTGCCATTGATCAACAAGTCATCAAGATCGTTGGCTGTTTGACGAGCCATGATCTGAGCAAGGTGATCTTCCAGCGAAGCGCCTTCAATGTTATCCTCGAGAGCCTCAGTGCTGAGCTCCCAGTCCAAACGCAGCTTGACGCTTGTAAGCGAAACCTTGCTAAAGGTAACGGCTGCATTCGAGCCATCATCTGTAGCTTCAGTTGCCTTCTGCATCAGGCGTGTGCCAACCGACACCTTATCGATTTCCATCGAAGGTGTGCGCATGCGAACGACTCTGGCGTTACGCATGAGGTTGGACTGATCTACCACGAAATCAATAAAACGATTTGACTGCTCAGGCTTGAGCAAACCACCGCTTGCATTGCTAACGACGCTCGTAGTAACTTCGTTAGCCTTAGCAAGAATTTCTTCTTGTGTTGCCATAGTAATTATTCCTCCTTAACTTATGACTTATAGCCCAAGGAGCTAATTATTCCTTGTGGCAGGTAAACGTTGTTCCAGAAAGACTTTTCAGGTTCAGACTTTTTTAATTCCTCAACCTGCTCATCTTCTTCCGGATCAACACTCTTCTTTACAGCGCCAGCTTGAGCGAACTCCTCAACCTTAGCTGTCTGTTCTTCAAGAGTTTTCTCTGTTGCTTCCAACTTTTGAGAAATCTCCTCTTTCTGAGCGTCAAAGCTCTTAGCAACTTCATCAATCTTAGCAGCGATATTTGCGTCAACTTCAGCCTTAAGCGAAGTAGCAAAATCATTAAGCTTTTGATCGATGACGGAGCCGAGAGCTTCTTTCAGAACCTCAATATCCATTTCTTCCTCCATCTGATCATTTTTCACTTCGGCTTCAACTGAAGCTTCAGCTTGCTCGCCTTTATCAAGCGATTCATCCCCAGGCTGATCTGTAAGCCAAGAGATAAACTTTTTAACCAAAGACAATTTCTCTGTTTCTTTGTCAATAGTATTATCCATAGGTTTCATAATATCATACTTTTCATCATCTTGCAATAAATTATCACTATCCATTGCGACCTCCTCTCCTAATCCATCATAAACATCATCTAATAAGAAATCTAATAATAATGCATCTGCATACTCAGGATTATCAATCTGAATATTCTCAATTTCTTCAAATAATGTTTCTATTAAATCATTTTTAATTTTTAGATTTTCTGTTGTAATTGATTTATTTGTTTTTTCTTTTGAATTCCTGTATCTCTCAAGAAGCCTCCGCCCCTTTGCTGCCAACCTTGCGGCATCAGAACGATCTTGCGGTACCGGCTCGCCCCAAGCAGTAGCAGAAAGAGCAAGCCTTGTTGGTTTTCCATTTGGCTTCTTCATTGGACCAGAAGGATTTGTAAAGAAACGAACGAGAAACGACCCCTTCCTTCGCATTTTTTCAGGAGTGTCTGCAGCGCCACGAACACCTGGCTTAAGATTCGCCCCTTCTTTCTCTTTAAAATATCTACGACCTGCAGCTGTCAAGCCGCCTTTGGGGTCTTTAATAGGCTGTTTTGCCTTTTCCATCTCAGAATCATCACTTTCAAGTATATAACCAAGTTTTCCATCATCAGCCTTTTTAACAAGATCAATAATCGCAACAGCATTTGCTGGATTGTCAACAAGACTTAACTCACCAAGATCATATTCTTTTATAACGTGAACCGGTCTACCATTGTGAACTTTGTTTTGCATCATTTCTTTTTTCAAAATTTTTCCACCAATTGAAAATGCACGAAGCGTTCCATCAAGAACTTTTTGCCAAGTTGTTTCTGCACCTTTTGAGATGTATGCTTCAACTTGAATTGCATTATACTCTTGACCATCAACACCTTTAATTCTTATGGGCTTATAGCTAATAGCTTTACCTACTGCAATTGGTGCATGCATTTCACGAATATTACCTTGCCAATTTTTGAATGCGGTAAGCGATGCTTCAAAATCAACAACATCACCAACTTTGTCAATATTGTCTGCAGTTGCAATACCGGAAACAATTCGCTCTTCTTTTTTCACCATATCAATGGGGAATGATAAATTAAAGTTAGTCATAGTCTAATTTTAGTGTAATAAACAATTTATTATACAGCAAATTATCCTAGGGCATAGACAGCAACGCTAACATTTGCTGTAACGACTTTAAATTGAGTATAGTCACCTTCGACCTCAACCCAGTTTTTTGCTGCTGGGATGACCACTCTATGTGGACCACCGTTTAGCTCAACCACGGCATTTGTAGAACCATCCAAGTTTAAAAAGTGGATGCATGACGTATGCCCATTGATAGAAACGGTATTTGCAGCACTTGTAATTGCTGTGTTTGAATAAATAATACCCATTTTGTCACTCATTCTGTACCTCCTGAGTTATCTTGATTTTGACCCCTCTCAGCCTGATCGCCAGTCTGTCTTGGATCACTTGCTTGCCCTTCAGAATCTGCTCTTGCATTTCTCGGAGCAATTGTATCATTATTAGAATTACCAAACGGAGCGCCTGGTCCAGTCTTTTCTTTCTTCGTTGGGAACG